CGCCCGCTCCATGATCTGCACACAATCAAAAACATCTTCCCGGTCGTTCCGGGGAATCTTTCGGGTGCGGAAGATGAACGGGAGCACGTTGTAATCAAACCCGATGATCCCGCCCGGTCCCGTTCGCCATTGGGTGCTCATGTCCCGGAACACAGATACCGCCACAAGGTTGTCGGGGAAGATCGTGTCCCCCCCGTCCTTGAAATTCTCCGCTTCAGACAGCAACTCTGCCGGAAGCCCGGTGCGGTTTGCTATGGTGTTTACGTCGCTGTCGCGGCCCACCAATTTGACCGCGACAGCTTCTAGTTTTTTACCCGGCTCGCTGACAGTTCCCGGTAATAGGCATTGAGGATTTCAAACCCGGCTGGCAGGTAGTTCTTGACCAATGCGCCGATGTTCTCCGGCGTACATTCGGCGTCGATCCCGTCCCAACCGACAACGATCTCGGTCAACGCCTCTTCGGTCGGCTTGTTTTTAATCCGCTCGCTGAACTCCACAATTTCTTCCCGGTTCTTGTAGCGGAAGGTCATCTTTACGGTGGTTGGTGTTTTCTTGCCCGGTTCAGTCAAGGCGACTTCAGCGGTGAACTGCGGGTTTGGATTGATTTTCAACATGGTGATCCCTCGGCACTGCGGTAAAGGTTATTGAAATAGCGGGCCGCCGTCTGCGCAGGCGACGACCCGCCCTCCTGGGGACCGGAGACTAAGATGCGTAGTAGGTCGGCGTTCCGTCCATGGTGATGACCGAGGACGTTGTAACCAACTGTTGCGCCTGCCCGCCAGGAAGCATGGAGCACCCGACAAACCCGGCAAAGGTAAGGATCTTCCCGCCCACGCCAAACTGAAACTTGAACGCCCGTTTCGCCTGGATGTCGGAAGCGGCTTTCATCGCCAGCAGGCCCGCGTCGGCAGCATCCCAGATATGATCAAACTGGTAGCTGATCGCAGAGGGAAGACCTGGGATCTGAGTTTTGGTATTTTGGTGAATGGTGGTGGTATCGACGAAGTCGAACTCGCCGCCCGAGCCGTTAACGGTCAATGCGGTGGTGATACTGGTCCCGAAGGTCAGCTTCTGCGCCCCGCCAGAGGTGAAGGTGTCGAACCCGGTGGTGTCAACGCCTTCCAGTTCATAGGTGTTGGTCGATTGATTTGCTACCCGGACAACCTTGTCCTTGAGTTGGTGCATACCCAAGATGTCGCTCAGATAGACATAGTCGCCATTGCTGTACCCGTGGGCGTCACTGGTAACGACGCCTGGGTTTGCCTTGGTGATGCCACTGATGGCTTTTGCGGTAGCAATTCCTGATTGGATTGCGACTGCAACATTCTTCCAAACAATAGGTGTAGCCATTGTTTTCTCCTTTCTGTCATCCCGACAGTAATTTGAAAGTGTTTCCGGTCTATCTCACGACAGTCCTTTCGTTTCTAGTTATGGGGCTAGGTAGCCCAAATCTGGTACTCCGTTATGTACTGGTAGGTTTTATCGACCTCGCTGTATTCCCCGACCATGTGAAAGACCAACAGCCCTTCCAGTGTCGAGGCAACGATAGCCGCCTTTATCGTCCCCATGGCCAAGGCTCGCGCCTGTTCCGGGGATTTTGCAAACACATCGACCTGATACCGATAGCGGCTCAAGCCCATGTAGCCAATCAAGCCATTTTCCGGAAGTGCGGAAATTTCCTGAAACACGACATACGGGTAAACAATGGTGGCTGATGGGTTGACCACGTTCCAGCATCCGCCCGCCACCAATGGGTTGATCAAGGTTTTCAGGGTTGCTTCGGTGGTCATCTCAGCCCTCGTTCAGCCCGGTTGAAACCATCAGGTCCAGGTCGCGGTGCTGCTCGTTGATGTCCACGACCGCTTTGATGTTGTAGTATTTGCCGCCGTACAGTACCCGCATGTCTTGGGTGATCCCTGCCCGGTATGCGATGTTAAAGGTGCCGACCATTTCACTCTGCACCGCTTGCGCAGCCACCAACTCCCGCCCCCTTGACATCCTTATCGCTGCCCATGCTTTGGCAAAGTCGGCCCATCCATCGATGGTCCCGCCCCATTCATCAGTGACTAACGCCTTTGATTGAATGGTGACAAGGTGCCGTCGCTGTCCGGATCGCAGCATCAGAATCCCCTCGCCGCATCCATGGACAACCAGTGTTGAATCGCCCGCTCGCTGTCGTTCCTACCTTCAAACCGATCAGCGATTGACAGCAACATGGCAATAATGGTGCTTTGGGGAATTTCCCCGATAAACATGGACCCGGACCCGGCGCTGGTGAAGTTGATCGCCGCCCCTCCAGCCGTTTCCGCGAGCTTCAAGGTGTTGCCGCTCACATCACGGACGAAGTAATCCTTTTTTTCCACCAGGCCAGTAGGCAACACCCCGCCACTGACCGATAACCGCACCTGCTCGCCGTCGATGAACGGATGATTCAACGCCGTCAAGGTGTCGGTTGACTCTGCCGCCGTGAATGGAACGGCATAACCGGCCTTGAAACGAATATGAATCGGGTTGTTCGCGGCCAAACTTACAGACGGCCAGCTTGCACCATCGGCAAGAACCACCCGGCCCGGTGTCCCGCTCACATCAACGGAGTATGAACCGGCCGGGAAGGTAGCAACGATCCCGGTGCTGTCCGTGTACTGGACAAATTCAACTGCCCGCAAAGGAGGCGAGGGGATCTCCTCAACAGCATCCCCATCCGGCCAGCCGTCAAGGAACAGATCGAACACCTGCAAAACGAGCGAGCGCCACTGGAACACCTCGGCCTCCACCCTTGCCGCCGCTATCAACCGCGACAGGATAGGGTCGTAGTGGCTCCCATTGGCAACGGCATCAGCCGCATCAGCCGATAGGCGAAGGTTAATCTTCGCTTCGGTCAGACTGATCGGTTCCGCTGCCGGTGCCGTCTTTTGCGAGATCGTCATTGTCATCCTTGCCTAGATTACTTTTGTTTTTATCGTCAGACTTCTTGACCTTAACGGCCCATTTTTCTGTCAAAGCAACCTTTGCTGCATCTTCCGGGACATCTTGCAACCCGGCCGGATAGTGAGTCTTGGTCACGCCGTCATGGTAGAAATCGAAGGGAATTTTTACATTGATCATCGTCCGGCCTCTATGCGGTAGGCGCCATTTTAGGAAATCCCAAGATGGCCACGGCGGCAATCGGTGCATTGCCAGCGTTCCCGTCCGGGGTGATGGTCATCCGCACATATCGCTTCGTGCCGCGATAACCGATTTTCTTCACCACGTTATCAGCCGCGAAGGTGAAGGATGCCCCGGCCTCGGTGCCAAGCAACGAACCATCGGGCACGGATGCCTTGGTGGCAAGGTTGGCGGCGTCGTCGTGCTCGATCAAAACGGTCCAGGTTGCGTCAGCGTCGGCCAGCGTTCCGGTGACAATGGCAAACTCCATCCCGTCAAACCCGGCGCAGTCGATAATGGCCGAAACAAGCGGGGTATCATCGGAGCCGACCGCAGGGGCCAGCGCCTGCCTGATCTCGATGTTATTGTGTAAATCTCTCATTGGTTCATTCTCCATACAGGGCGGGGTTTACCCCGCCCTGTATCAATGGTTATCAGGCCGCTGCGACCTTGATCAGCTTGAAGGCGTTGCTATCCGTCACCATGCCGCCTACACGTTTGCGGGTGTAGAAATGGACATACGGCTTGTTGGTGAACGGGTCGCGGAGAACGGTGGTCCCGATTCGATCCACGATGGTATAGCCTCGGCGGAAGTCACCGAAAGCGGCCACCAGGGCGTTCGCGCCGATGTCGGGCATGGCCTCGTTGTTGGCGATGCCGTAGCCAAGCAAAGTGCCAGATTGGCCGTTGGCGATGCCCTCAGCGGTCGGCGGGGTCCAGATGTACTCACCATCAACCGCATCCTTGAACTTGCGGACGGCGGCGGTGGTCAGGCTGTTCATCATCCAGGTTGCTCCCTGGCGATAACCGACCTTGAGCGCATAGATCGCGTCAATCAGGCAGTCAGCCGGGGAAACGGTTGCAGTCGGCACCTTGAAGATAGCCGCCTCACCGGTTGCCACATGCTGCACTGTGCCAAAGGCGCGGGTTGCGTCAGCCGTGGCCGCCGTGGTGTAACCCAAGATGCCCTTCGGCCTGGCGACGCCGTTGCCAGAGGTAAAAGCGGTGTTCTCGGCGCCAGCGAACTCGGCCTGCACTTCGGCGGCCAGCCATGCCTCAACATTAAAGAATGCGTCTTCGAGCATGGCTTGCGTGGTGGCCGGGTTGGCGTACAGTTCACCCATGAACGGAGTAAGCTGTGCGAGCGCGTTGGTGCCGGTTTCAGGCCGAGCGTCAGTCTCGCCCACCCACCCGGTGGCCAGGCCGTGCTTGTTGACCAATTTCTGGTAATTCGGAGTGGAAACCGAAATGACGTTTGCCAACTGCCGCATAGGGTTGCTGTGGCGGAGCAGGTCAAGAATGCTCTTGTCCAGTTCAACCGGGACAGCAAAACCGCCGTCAGGGTCCGATCCGGTCGAAAGAGCGGCCTGGATGTCGCCTTTACGGAAATAGGCATTGAAAGCGTCCCGGTACTCTTCTTGCTTCGGGTCGCCGAATGCGCCGCCGCCTGGAAACTGGCTCCGGGCGATAATGGTTTCCAGGGTGTCAACCTGAGATTTCAGGGTTGTAAGGTTGGCGATTTCGGCGTTGATTTTGTCAACTTTTGCCTCCAGCAAAGGGTCAGCTCCACCCTTTGCTGCGATCTCCTTCAGCCTGGAGTCATTCTCTGCCTTGAACTCGTGCCACGCCTTCTGGAGATCAGCCAACACTGCCTTTGGGTCGCTGATGTCGGCTCTGACAGCCTGAATGCCGCGATTATGGAAAGACTTTTTCATGTTTATTTACCTCTTAAATTTTTGGTGTATTCCTTTATTCCTTCAAATAGGTCAGCGCCAGGCGTGACCGGGGCAGCGCCAGACATGCCCTTTATTTCCAATATCAACTTCCTCCGCTCAGACCTGGGCAACCCATGTTGAGCAAGAATTGATTCAACTTTTCTAATGGTCGCATTTGCTCCGCGTTCGCTGGCGTTTGCGGAAACGTCATCGGCAGCGAGCAGGGCAGTAGCAAACCCGGCGTCAACGGCCGCCTGCCCGGATAGCCAGGTTTCCTCATCCATCAGTTTTGCGGCTTCAGACAGGCTGACCCCGGAAGCATCAGCATAAAGTTGTGCCATCACCCCATCAAATTCATCCAGCACTACAGCGGCTTCTCGCAGATCGTGGCGGTTGCCGATCGCATACACCCATGCATTGTGAATCATCAGGAACCCGGTTTTGGCGACCTGAATCTCGTCTCCGGCCATCGCAATAATCGAAGCGGCAGACGCGGCCAGGCCAACAACCTTAACCGTTACCTTGTGGGGATGTTCTCGGAGCATGTTGTAAATGGCAATCCCCTCAAAAAAATCGCCGCCCGGTGAATTGATAGAAACCGTGACATCTTTTGATCCGATAGATCGCAAGGCTGCGGAAATACGCTTGGCGGTCACGCCGTCAGTCCATCCGTCTGAGCCTATCTGGTCGTACATGGTGATGGTTGCGCTGTCGGAGTTGGCAGACACTAGGGACGAGTCCCACTTGGCCATTGCATCGGTGGGCGCGTCCCACTTGACCCCAATCGGAGTTTTTGCATTAATTTTGGGCAGTTTTTTAAGGCTCATTTCTCTGGTGCTCCTTGCTTGCCGGACTCTTCCCCGGTGGCCTTCATGGAACTGGTGCGGGTCCGGTATTCGTCGCCGCCCTCGTATGGGTTGGCCTCCAACATCTCCCGCACCTCGTTGGGGTTGTAAATCTCGGTGTTGATGCCGATCTGGAAGCCCTCCATCTGCTCTTTGAAAGATCCCCGCAGTAGCGCCCGCGCCTCAAACTTGGCGTAATACTCCGATTTTTCCTCTGGACTGAGTAGGTCGCGGTAAATGGCCTGCTCGAAGTTGATCACATAGGGCATCAGGGCGTATTGGACGAAAGCGATGCTGAATTGCTCAGAACTGGCGAAAGTGGCAGTCTTGTCCTCGGATGTCATGATGGACAGGGGCAGGGAAAAGAACAGATCAACAATCTGCCGGTGCTGAAACCGCCTTGCCTCAAGAAACTGCGAATCAATCGAGGTCATGCCCATTTGGGTCCAGGTGACGCCGTTTTCGAGCAGCGCCGCCTTGTGAGCGTTGGCAACCGACGAATAATTGTCGTTGAAATCATCCAAGAACTTCTTGGCCATGGTCCGGTCCTTGAACATCTGACCGGCAGGCATGGAGAGAACGCCGCCGATATTGGTGCCGTTGCTGAACAGCTTGGCGCCGTGCTTCTCGGTGGCCAACTCCAGGCCGATGCTTTCGCGGGCATAGGCTATCGGGTTAAGGCCCATGTACCCGTTGAGCGTCATGCCGCGCAGGTGCATGATCTTGTGGCCGGGGATAAGGTCAACCGTACCGCCTGTAGACACGCCCGTTCCGCTGCTATTCTGTGCCGGCCGGAGGACTTTGTAAAACAGGCCGTAATCGGGGGTCTGGATGACCTCCTGCACCGCTCCGATGTCCAGCGGGATCAATTCTTTGATCGGCCTGCCGGGGGCGGCTTGTGACTTGAGGGCAAAGAAGTTGCCGCGAAGGTCAAGGCAGGTGGACGCCATGCCCCAAAAATCGGAGGGGGTCATCCATGAGTTGGGCTCATCATGCAGCAGGCGGTACAGATTATGGTCGGATGCCTTGGCAACCTTCTTGCCGTCACGACGCATCAGGTGGCAGGGCATCATCTTGATGCCGTTGGCCTTGGCTTTCACGCAGGTATGCACCGACATCGCCCGCATGGCCGACTCGGTGTTGATCACTTCGCCAGACGATGTTTGCCCGCCGTACCCGGAGACAAGCAGCCGATCCAGTTCGGGGGATTTCAAGGTCATGGCCTTGGGCCTGATTCCAGACAGAAAGCCCATCAGTGGGCATCCTCACAAAAAAAGCCGCCTGCAAGGATGAGTAACCCGCAGACGGCAAAGGAAATTCGTGGATCGTACAGGTACAGGCCATAGCCGAGCAGGCCAAGGCCGCCGAGCATCAGGACTTCGCGCAATCCGACAACATTTTTCAGTTTTCTTGGCATCGAGTCATAATCTTCGGCAAAAGTGGAAAATCTTAACGATTTTGCCTTCGATTATGACTTGAATACGCGAATAAGGCTAAGAAGGAAGGGGAAGATATGGAATGAATAGCTGGTTATACGGGCAGATGAAAGCCAAACTTCACTTGGAAGATGACTCTATAATTTTCTCAAGCTCTGATCTTTTGACCCGGATGGTCCCGAATATCTTTTCAGCGGGAAGTTTTCCGGTCGCTATCCACCCGTAAACGGTCTTGGGCCGCAAGGAGAGGTAGGTTGCTACCTCGTCAGGCCGCAAAAGGGCCTTGTTTGGCAATGACATCATCGTTTATCCCCTTACCAGGCTATATTTTTCGTAAATATTCATGCCGTTCCTCGATTCTGGGTTTTTTGACATAATCTCAGCCGCGCAAAATACTGCAATCAGTGGGTCTATTTTGCACGTTCCTGAAGACTGCTTTGTTATAGATACGGCGTTGCCTTTTTGCTCTTGCTTTGCGTTTCCTACGCACCATGCCATGATAGGCTGGCCAGCGTGACGCATTGTAAATGTGGCCACTTTCAACGCGACTGTTTTTATGGCAGATGTTAATTGCCACCCTTGAGGCACCCCAACTATCCTTGACACATCAAAAACCTTTTCCAAATAATCAACTATCATCCCCAGTCCGTGCCTATCGACCCCTATTTTATCCAAAAGGCCAGACTCATCGCATGATTCGACTATTTCGATGATTCCAGACATTACTTTGTCCCATGCGCTACGGCTCTCTTCCTCGTTGAAATATATTTTACCGTCATCCCCTCTATGTGATTCTAGCCTTACAATTATCAAATCTCCATCCGCATTAAAATCTTCGTATCTTGTGGCATTCTGTTTCCTTTCTCTTATAGCTTGAGTAAAAATCCATACCCTGTTCCACAGTAACCAATCTCCATTGTCTTTATGTCTTCCAATTACAGCGAGGCCGAGCATGTCGTCAAGGCCACCACCATCAATACCTATTTCGATTACATCGCTATTATCTATTATGTATTGCAAATCGATGGTTTCATCTGCTGTTCCAGACCAGAAATCTGCCCCAGACCAACGATCAGAGCGGAGGTTCATTCCCACCTCTACGTTCCCATGCTTGGCCATGAACGCAATCATTGCGCTTTGTCCTTCAAACTCTGCTTTCCTGAACTCACGTTCAAGGAATTTTTTATCGACAGAATATCCGAGATTAGGGTTTACAAGTGGCAGGTTTTTGAGAAGCATGTGCTCATTTTTTGCAACCATAGAGTTTGGATGTTCAAAAATAACAGGAACAAACCCAGGATCAACGATTACCCCATCCCTCACGTCTCGCGCATATTTGAGTTTTTGCCTGAAGATTCCAGCAGGCGGTTCGTCTGATTGCGTAGTCAACCAAACGACAAACCCCTCCTGCCTACTTGCAAGCCCGCCTGTAGCCTCCCTGAACATATTTTCAGCCCCCTGCATCTTCCCGAAAAGGTGAAGTTCATCTACTAGGGTGCCAACGGCCTTTGTTCCTCCAACGGTATTCTGATCTGCTGCAAGCACCTTTAAGGTGGCGTTTGAATCTCTATGCGTGATGGTTTTAATGTGTGTCTGTACTTGCATGAGCGCGTCGAGGTCTTCATCGTGCTGCGCCATGTCTCTGGCAGGGTTAAAAGAGTTCCCGGCGACTTCAATTGTAGGGGCGAGAATATTGTAAGAGGCAGACAACCTCCAGTTCAGGATTAGGGCCGTCATCATAATACCAGCGGCGACCGTCGATTTAGAATTTTTCTTGGGAACAAGAATGAACCACTCCGTAATAAGACGGCTGTGTGTAGATTCGTCGTAAGCTCCAAATATGCTTGCCACAAGTTCAAACACCCATTGAGCACACGATTCTCCAAACGTTGGGCTTCCAGGAGCATCAACTATCTTTAGTTCCTTGAAAACAGCCAACGCCTCTTCCGCCCTCTCTGGGAAAATAGGGGGGGGAATGATTGACTCGCCGTTTATCAATCGTGTTTCCCAGTCAGGACATTGCGTGCTCCATTTAATATTTTTCTCATCCATTAAAAACTAGATCCCTTTAATAAGTTATCCTTAGCCCATAAAGGTTGAAGATTATCCAAGCTCCAGCAAGCCTTGAAATCTGGGTCTTCAATAGAGTTAATGTTAAAAGAGGCAATTGGCCTTATATGGTCGATGTGGATTTCGCCCCTCAGTAAAGCTTCCCATGACATCCCTTCAGAAAATTTATTTTCTATATGCAACACCAACTTTTCTCTGGTAAATCCAAACAATCTCTCGCTTGAACCTAGAACAGTCTTCTTCTTGAGCATTTGACGCAGCCTGGCCTTAAATCTTTTTTTAAGAACATGGTATGGTTTCGTCTGAAGTTTAGCATCAACTCTGCGTTGCTTTTCTCTGTATTTATCTCTGTTTTTATCCCTACACTTTTGCGCTGTTTCCCTTATCCTGTCTTTGTTTTTTTCTTTCCATTTTATTGCTGACATTCTTGCGCTATCAGGGTTTTTCTTTCTCCACTCCCTGTTTTTCTTGGCGTTTTCTCCAGACTCTACATATCTAGACGCATATTCTTTTCTTTTTGCTGCAACTTCTGGCTGTTTTATGAGCTCACGAACTCTTGATCGCCAACATGGAATACACATGCTCCTTAGCCCGTACTTTCCGCCCTTGTTTATATGGTAATGTTCCCTGTCTGCTGGCTTTTCTTCTCCGCATTTCGTGCATTTTTTAAACACCACGTCAGTATTCATTTAATGCTCACCACCTTCGGACCTTCCATCGCCTTGAACCTTCCCTTGCTTGCTTCCTTGGCCGCTTCAGCCTTTTCTTGCTTCTTCCCCATCTTTTCAGATGCCTTTCCATGGACGTATGGAGCGGCCGCAATTGCCATCTTATCCCTCCTATCTTTTGGCTCTTCAGGGTTACGCATCACCATGAGCATATAGTCGAGCGGGGTCATGTCGGATTTAGCGGCTTCAACAATGGCCTCGCGCTCACAAGCAGCTACAGATTTATCTTTCTTGGCCCCCTTGGGCCTCCCCGATCCAGGCCTATATCCTCCGCGTGGCATCTTCACCTCTCAGTTTTGATTGTTTTGATTCAACAGACTTTTCAATTTGTTCCCGTTTTTGCGTATAAAAAAATCATACACAAGAAAAAAGTCTACGGATGAGTTGGGCAGCGGTGTCCGGCGCAAAAAGGCTGTGGAGATTTGACCGGCCCCCTACCACCTCGCCCTCTCGCCTCCCTCTGCCGTGGTCTTCGATTGGTGACACTCCTTGCAGATGGCCTGAAGATTACCGTCATCGTCACGACCGCCAACACTCAGGGGAATGATGTGGTCCACCTCTTCTGCAACCGTAACCTTTCCGCTCTTGGAGCAGGTTTGGCACAGATACCCATCGCGCTCCATTATCCGCTGCCTTCTTCGCATCCACGGCCTTCCCCGCTCGCGCTCAACAACCTTCGACTTGACCACCTTCGTATCAATCACTTTCACTTTTGGCTTTATCGTGTTGAGTTTTCCCATTCCGTTAAAATACCATTATTCCGAATATATTACCAATTTTGCATTAAACAGGAAGGAATTGACATTGCGCCGTTAGAACCGCTTTGACGGTGGCGGTCATTCTTTCACCCTCCCCTCTACCCTGATTGGGGCTTCTTTGGTAACGACACTGATGTCGTTACCAAAAACATTCCTCCACCTCTGCCCTGATTGGGGCTGTTCTGGTAGATCAATTACGCTTTGTTCTGCTGATCTCCCAAGAACGATTTTGGCGTTGTTACGACAACGCATCCACTCTTCAGGTGTATCTGCACAGTCGAGCCAGTCTTCCAACACTTTTACGGCAAGTTCACGTTGGGGGTCCATCGCCTCGACTTGGGCGGCGCGGTCTTCCCACATGGCTGCGCGTCGTAAGTTTAATTCGTTTGTGCATGTCATACTGGTATATGTTGCAATCTCTTCAAACCAACCAGAAAGTTCTCTCATCCACTCAGCTATTTGCTTTGTGTTCATCCTCTCACCCTAAAGTCTCTTTCATCAACCAGATACTCGCACATGAAAACGATATGCCCAGGCGGCTCAATCCATGTGCTGTTCGGTATAGCCCTTGAAGTCCTCCGCAAGCAATGCTCGCATCCATCGCGCCATCCTTCCATGTCGTTGCCGACTCCTTTGCATCTGGCGTAATCACTTGGCAGGTTCACGCACATCCTCCCGCATCACAATGATAGCCGCCGCAAGGTAGTTGATTGCCCCGAGCAACTCTTGCACCCCACGCTCACCGCCCAACTTCTGCGCCTCGATAGTCTTTTTGCAGACTTGGAACAGTGGACCACCCAACCCCACGCGCCGGGTGATCTCGCAAATCTTTTGCTGCTCGAACGGTTCGCCGTCTTTCGCGTGTCGCTCTTTCCCCTTGCCGGCCTGCGCCTGTTCAAGAGCCTCCTTGAGCACTCCAAAAAGGGAAACATACCCGGAATCCACTTCAACCCTAATCACGTCCACGCATTTTATCATACCTTCCATTTGTTCACCATTTGCCCTGTGTTTGATTTTTAAAGTCATTCGTCCCGATGTATACTTTTTGCTTTTTTCTTCAATCTGGCCGCAAATCGCTTTGAATTTGCCCGTCAGTGACAAACTCTGCGATATGCGATTTCATGCTGACCATTTCGACTGCCTCTTCAATCGTTAATTCCTTTGATAGCGCTTTGAGGATGATCTGGATTCGCTCCTTGTTCCGCTCGACCTCTTCCGGGGTCAAATCGTGCATACTGGTGGTGTCTGCAATCTGCAAGGTGTCGCTCTTTGGTTGCGGTGGGCTCTCTCGGTATCCCCGAACCCCTTCCAGCACGTCTGCCAGCTTCGGAAAAAATCGGCACGTCTTGACCGCGTGGCGTATCCCTGCGCTGAATTGCTTCCTGGTGACGCCTTCCTCGGTCAACAGGTCGTGCCAATCAAACGCCAATTTTCCGATGGACGTTGCGTTGTGGCCCGACTCCGGATAGTGGTTCAACAGCTTGGCCAAGGCGCATTGGATGTCCGTTGTTTGTAGCATCATCGATATTCTCCAAAAGGTTTCCGACATCTTCCATGTATTGCTGTCTGGCAGTTTTTCCATTCTTGCCTTTGTTCTTTGTCCCGCCGTATCCGTTCCCCTCCCACGTCCTTACCGCCGCCTTCCAGTCGCTCATTTTGTTTTTCCCAACCATCCAATTCTTCGCCTGATAGCTGTCCCACCAATACTGCGGATCAATCCCGTTTTTCCTTTCCATGCAATATGCGGCTACATCCTCAACCGCTGGCGGAGTGAACCGCTTCGACTTTGAAGCGGTCACAATGCTTTTATCTTTATCTTTTGGAGATGGAGATGGAGATGGAGATGGAGATGGAGATGGAGATGGAGATGGAGATGGGGCATTGCGTTCCGCATCTGCGGTTTCATGCGTTGCGCATTGCGCTTCGCATTTTTCCGCATTGCGTTCCGCATCTTCGCGCTTAACACCTCGCCTTCTCTCCCACTTCGCGTTTGCTGCTTTCCTTGCCGATGCTGATCGTTGCTCTGACGTTGCCACAAACCCATTGTGCCCATCCCAATCGTGAAGCGAATAGGCCTCCCCATCAAAATCAAGGAAGTGCAAGTCAACGAGCAGGTCGATAAACCTTTCCCTGTCTCCTTGGTATTTTGCCGCAATCGCCACCGCCTTCTTTGGCATCCCAGATAACAGGCCGGATGGTTTATTCTGGGCGGCAAAGCACCAGAGGATCTGTAACGATTTGACAGCCTCAAGCCCAAGCTCACCCTCAAGCGTGACTGTCTTCCAGTGGTCCCAGAACCCGAGCGATAGGCGAATGTCCTTCAAAACAACCTCAATTGCGTGGTTTTAGATTGATGTTTCACTTCAGGTTTAGCAGTCAAGCCTTTGTATTTGTGTTCGTGGTTGCACTCTGCACACTTCGGATTGTTAACCGACTGATGCTGTTTGCACCAGTCGGTGGCCTGCTGCGGTGTTGGGAAGTATCCCCAAGTTGAGGCGTTGCGCGGGCAGTATTTGGTCATTGCAGTCTCATCGACTCGAAAAGGGTAGGGTGGTCTTTCCCGATCCGGCTTGGCGAGAATCCAAGCGTCCTCACCTCTTCCAATTCAATCCTCCGGTCGTTGAGCATCTTTGACGCAGGCCGGAAGAAGTCTTTCTTGATCTCGAACCCGTATGCCTGCCGCCCACAGTTCATCGCGGCAAGCAATGTGGATCCACTTCCGGCGCATGGATCGATAACCACGTCGCCGGGGTCGGTAAAAATCTTTATGATCTTTTCGAGCAGTTGGACAGGCTTCTGAGTTGGGTGCAGCTTCGGCGTCTTATTGTCCTTCTCCCAATCCAAGCAGTTGAAAATCATCTTGCCGTCATTGTTGAACTTCGGCAGTTTGTCCCGGTACAGCACCAGGCCATACTCGCAGTTTCCCACGATCCGCATGTTTGCCTTCAATACTTGCGCTGAAAAGTTCTTGCGGAAAACAAGGTTGATGTATTTATTCAGCCCGTACTCTTTGGCCTTTTCGATCAGGTAAAACTGCTGTTCAAAGGCACAGAACACGACCATTGCCGGTGATTTCCCAGCCTCTTTCGGCTCCTTGATCATCATGGTCGAGCAGAAGTGCAGGAACTCCGTCGTCCTGAAATCCTTGTCCGTGTCGAAGAACTCCTTACCGGCAAGCTCGCTCTCGCCGTTCTTATTATCGCCGCCGACATACCAAGAGGGGTTCGATCCGTAGGCGTTCTTGCCGATGTTGTACGGAATGTCAGCAATGACAAGTTGCGCCTTCGGGATGGCGTATGGTTTGTAGTTCTGGAAATGATCATTGATCAGTTCGCATTTTATCTTGCGCTGGCGCTCATTCATTCATCCACCCCACCCGATTCGCTCCACTCGGCCAAGGTACGTTCGCACAATTCAACCACTTCCTTCGGGGTTAGCGCGACACATCGCCCCTCGTGGTAGTCAAAGTCCGCCCATGCGCGGATCACCCGCAGGGCCCGCACCAGTTTTGCAGCGTCGGGATAGGTTTGTTGTCCGGCCATCACGCCACCTTCCACTGGTAGTTGATCGACACGGCCGGAACCTCACCGTTGCGAATCGCCAAGATCAGCGACTTAGCCGCATCCTCGCTCATCCCATGCTTTTCGACCAGAACCGGGACAATCGCCCAATGGACCCGCTTGATGTTCTCGAGGTCCGAGGACGCCTTTACCTCGGCCTTGCGCGCTTCTTCCGCTTCTGCTTCAGCCTTGGCCTCCGCTTCCGCTTCTGCCCTTGCTGCTCTTGCCTCTGCATCCTTCATGGCCTTGGTGGCCTCTTCAGCCGCCTTTTTCTCACGATCAGCCGCCGCTTGCTTGTCGCGCTCCGCTTGTTCATTTGCTCGCCTCGTTGCCTCTTCGGCGGCCTTCTCGGCAATCTCCTTCTCCCTCTTCGCCTGCTCGATTTTCTGCAATGCCTCGGCCTGCTCCTTGGCGATGCGGTCCTGTTCGGCCTGCTGGCGGTCCAACTCTAGCTGGCGGTCAAACATGGCGTTCATCTCGTGGGCCAAGTCCCAACAATCGGCGACCTCTTTTTCTTCCTTCGCCCTTTTGGCGGCCTCGGCCTCCTCTGCGGCCACTATCCTCAACTCCTTGTCGTGATGCTCAATCATTTCTTCGACCACGGCCAGGGCGTCGCGCTTGTCGGCGTCCATCTTGGTCGTTATCGCCAGATACTCAGCCTTCATCCGTTTATGGATGTCGTTAAGGGGCGCCTTGACTTTGCGCAATTTGGCGACGTGGGATCGAGCCGCCGCGTTCCCGGTCTTGCTCCGGTAATCAAACACCATGGCGGCATTGATCCCCTTGTATTGCTGGAGCACCGGCACATAATCACCAAGGGTGAGTTTGTCGTTTTTCTCCGGAAGGAGAATGTCGTTTCCTTTGATTTCAGGGACCAGGACCGCCACGCAATCAGAAGAGTTTGTCATTATTTCCACCCGCTTTTTTCTGCTCTTGCTCTGCTTCAACCATGGCCTTGTAGGTGTCGTCCGCATACTGCATCACCTGTGCGAACAGCGCGGAACCATCACCCAACTGCGCCGCAACCCGCTTGTGATGCTTCGCCCTCCATGTGTCCACGGCAATGCTCCCACCGGTGGTGGCCTGGTTAATCTCACGCATGAATGCCTTCACCCGTGGATCGATCGTCAAACCGGAATCCTCTTGCCCTGGTGCAGCATCGTTGCTTTCAGGTGGCGGTTCTTGCTGGAGTGGTGGCTGCTCTTCAACTGTCAAGGATTCCTTTACAGTTGCCGGGGCTTCCGCCTGTTTTTTCTGCTCTGCCTCTTTCAACTCTGCTGCCCTCGGAGGCGTGGGCTTTGATTCGGGCGGTGCCACGATCTCACCGGTGCGCATGTCGATGGTTTCCTTGCCGCCGAACCTGGAGTTAAGGTCTGACCCAATATCAGCGGCCACTGGTTCAAGGTCCAACTCTGGCGGAACGTCCGCCAGTTCTTCCGCCGTCCGCATCCCCATCAACACGTCAGGGGCATAGAGTCTGCCGAAAAAGGTGGCCGCCCGGTAGCGCAACATCAATTCCGGCATGGTCTGCCACTTGCTGCCAGGCTTGCCATACCAACCTTCCCGGTGCGCCATCTCGATTGATACCGGCGGGCCTTCCAGCCGTTGCCCTGTTCCTTTTTCCAGGGTCCAGGCGGTGCATACCCGGTCCATGATCTTTTTGCCGTCCACGGTCTTTTCCGCAGGCTCAGTTACCTCGAACCGCAGGGGGGCAAACCGCCCGCATGAGTTGAGCGCCGCGATGATAAACGCCGCCGACCAGCCGGGCCGCCCATGGACCACATAGAGCGACTGCATGACCGCAAAAACCCCGGCCCCGATCCGTTGGGCCATCTCCATTGCAATGATGCAATCGGTGACGTTGTTCTGAAACTGCTTGGGAATGAGTTGAGACTTCGCCAAAACGCCAGCGATATGATAGGCGTCCTTGAATGCTGCCAGGTCAAAGAAATTCAAAGCCTGGGCCGCTGCCTGATCCTGAACGGCCATGGCTGTGTTGGTGGTGGTCAAATTCGCTTCCATTTCGATCTCCTTTTTATTTAATCGGCAATTGCCGTATCAAGATTGCGTAAAGCCCAATAGGGCACACTCACCGGTTGAATCACGCCGCCGTTATAGCCCGGCCATTCGTCTGTGACCCGGCATCGGTGGTAGGTGTTCAGGTTGCGCCGGTATTCGATTCTGCCGGCTTCCACGGCCTCCGGATTGGCAAAGTAGAGCTCCACCAAGTAAGGCGGCTCTTTCTCGGCCACGATGAATACAAAGCTGTTGATTTGCCGGCCAAGCTGGCCACCGGCAACGTCCATGTAAAAAGGGGCCTGGACAAAGTAGCGCCGGTTATACATCTCCTTCTCAAAGTGCGAGGGCGATGCCGACCGCATCAATTTGAGGTCTGCAATCACATCCTCGACAAGCCAATCGGGCCGAACCTTGACCAGTTCGCCGGTTGATTCGTCGGTGGAAAAGATAGATGTTTCAGCCTGCCCTTTCTCCAGGATGTTGCGGGCGATGGGGTTCTTGCGCACCGCTTCCGCAACCCGCATCACGATCTCGTAGTCCTCGGGCTTGATAATAGTCTTGCCCACATTTTCCGCGCAGAATGATGCGTATTCCGCTTTTCCGGAATTGGTCCGTTTATTGATCTCTGGGCATACCGCCACTTCGGCGCCGAACATGTCAGGCTGGAACACTGCCAGGTGGCCAGCCTTGCCGAAGGCCAGGGCGTCGGTTTCCTTATCCTCGATCTCTTTGGTGATGTACTTCGCCCGGAAGAGCGCAGGGCAGGAGTCCGGGCCTCCGATCCAATCAAGACCGGTCTTGCTGATGCCTGGGCCGGAGTGATACGCCTCGTTTGTCATGTCAGGGTAAATTCCGGGGGCAATGGTGGTTGGTGTTGGCGCGGTCATTGGTGTTCCTCAATGGCAAGCAATAGTTTTTCGCCTTCAGCGTAAGACTTTCCAGCCGGGCTCCATGTGGCAGCAACCTCACTCTCGTATGTCCGCACAAAAATTGGACCATGTGGAGAGAACAGCGCGCTTGCTACCACTCCAAGCACCTCATCCCTCGTCAGCATGGAAGCAAACTTGTCTCCGCACTGTACGAAAAAAAGACCGCCCATCTGTCCCTGCTCCTCAATCGTTATTTTCTCCACCACCGGAACCCTCCAGGTTAATCAAGCAGCGAATGCACATGGCCGCCGTCTGCACCAACTCGGTGCGCAGATCGTCCAAGTTTGCACCATCCTTGTAATGACACCTGAGCGCGGCCCGTAACGACTCGCCTGATTCTTCGGCCATGATTGCCACCTGATGCACGATGTCAGTCGGCCATACAGGGTGCAATGATTCGGCCCGTTTCAACTCCACCAGGGCAGCGGTCACAGCGGCGGCCACTGCCGGCCGCGCCATCATCTTGTTGGCATCGAGAAAGTCTTGTTGTCGGTCTATTGAAAATGTGGTCATTGGTTTTCATCCTCCCAAATTTTTTCAATCATGTCGCACACCTTTTCTCGTGCTGCCTGGGTCAACTTTGCAATTTTCCCCCATGATATTTCACCTGTTTCCTGTATTCTTTCGTTCAACATTTCCCAAACCTGCCCCCAGTACCATGAGCAAAACAGGTGTTCTGTAACGCTATGGCAATCCAT